ATGCAATATGGCCCAGATGACTGACGATGCCGGATTGCATACCTTCTGTTTCGCTCAACGCAACAGAATGACGTTCGATCCGCACCTCCCGTTCGCATTGAAGGGTACGTGTTCCGGGTTTATCGGCATTATTGACAGAAAATACCGCTTCATGGAAAACAAGTTGAAGGTAGATGTAGACTATATCCTGCAAAACCTCCTGTATGACAGGGTTGTGTTCTTTGAGGGACGTTACGCCCTTGAACTATACATTGACTCCAATTCCGGTGGTAGCAGCCTTTTCCGTTCCGAGGACAAAATCAAGGAAGAAAGGGCAATCCTCTGCAAGAAGTGGGGCAAGTATCTCCAATACAAGGAAACGAGGGCGTTGAAGCATCAGCAGAGCCGTATGATTGTGGTTCCGAGCATCAACGTGAAAAGGACTCAAAGTCTGGATATTTAACCTTGTTTTAACTTCGTCATATTTTGACATCTTTTGCACTAAAAGGGCGTGTTTTGCTGACACGTCCTTTTTCCGTGTTTACGGGCCTAAATTATAGGCCGTGAAGTATCGTGACTTTAGAGAAACTAGCTGGGAGACCGCGGGTCTCGTAACCGACGAGAGGGGACATCTTGTCGGTGAAATCGTATGTACGGGCGCCGGGGTCTACTCTTACTACGATTCCAACCACAAGGAAACTAGGCTGCTCCGTTCCATTGACGACGTAAAGGCCGCAACGGACGGGATTGCAGACCTGCCGATCACTTTGTTGCACCCTAGCGAGGACGTTACGGAACGCAACATCGACAGGCTCAAGGTCGGAACCATCGGTCACGAGGTCGTATTTGACGGCCTAAACAACAAGATTCATGTGGACATTGAAGACCCGAAGGCTATCGAAGCCATCAAGAGCGGACGTATCCGAGCCGTTTCCATGGGTTATGACTGCCGCGTCGTGAAGGACAGCGGAAACTGGCAGGGAGTCGACTATGACGGCCGCCAGACAGAGATTGTGTACAACCACATGGCCCTCGTCCCTGTCGGACGGGCCGGAGACATGGTGAATTTCCGCGTTAGGTGCGGGGATTCCGTCGACTTCAACATTTTCAAGAATGAGGATAAAACAATGAAAAAGACCACACTCCGCGATGGCTCCATTGTCGAAGTAGAAGAAAGCGTCTTTGACGAGCTGAAATCCTACAAGGACGAATGTAAGCAGCTCAAGGATGCCGCCGACGAAAAGCAGAAGACCATCGACTCCGTGACTGGTGAACGCGATGCCGCCAAGGCTTCCCTCACCAAGACCGAAAAGGAATTTGCCGATTTCAAGGCAAAGGCCATGGACGAAAAGGAAATCGACAGCCGAGTCAAGGCTCGCCTCGGTCTCGTCAAGGCCGCTGACGAAGCTGGCATCGAAAAGGCCTGCGACATGTCCGACAAGGAAATCAAGGTTGCCATTATCGGCAAGGCCTTTGACGGCATGGATCTCGAAGGCAAGACCGACGAATATATCGGTGCGATGTTTGACGCAGCCTACGCCCAGCTCAAGAAGAAACTTGACGACGATGGTAAAGGCAATCCCAACAAGCAACTCGACGGTCCGTCCCATGTGAAGGATTCCGCTGACGACACCACGCCGGAAGACGCATATCAGAAGATGTGCGACGCCCTGTCCGGCAAAACCAAGAAGGAGGCCTAATCATGGCTAATATTCCCGAAGATTCTATCAATGAAGGCAAGGGTCTGCCTGGTCTTATTTTCCCGTTCGTGCCGCACTCCATCGAGACCGGCACCCTGCAGGATGACAAGGACGAAGTGGGCGGTTTTCCGCTTTATGCCGTTCAGGGTCAGCCTGGCAAGGTATGGGCTGCCAAGCCCGAATCCGCTGATGCGGTAGCACGCGTAGTGGAAGTCGTTATCGGCGGCACTGTCGCAGAAGGCGACAAGTACTCCGTTTCTATCAACGGCACCAAGTACGAAGTCACCGCTCCGTCCACTCCGACTGCTGGCGGTATCGCAACCGCACTCGCTTCTGCCGTGGGTGCAGACGCCAACTACGGCGCTTCCGCTTCCAGCAAAAAGGTGACGATCACCGCTTCTACCGCAGGTGCAGCCGCCAATGCCGACGAATTTGTCGTCGCAAAGACTTCTGTCGCTGGCACTATCACCAAGACCGACAAGACCGCAGGTGCTGACGCCGTTGCAGGTGGTACCTTCATCGGTATCGCTTCCTACACGACCGCCGAAATGATGAACTGCGGTTACAACGCAGGCGACCACGTGAACGTGCTCAAGAAGGGCCGTCTGTGGGTTCTCGTCGATGGCGAAGTCCTCGCTGGTCAGGCCGCCTACATCAACAATTCCACCGGAAAAATCACCGCCAACAGCTCTAGCGCAACCGCTATTGCAGGTGGCGTGTTCAAGTCCAACGCCGCATCCGGCCGACTTGCCGAACTGGAAATCGCTTAAGGAGGTAACAGAAAATGCCTTTCAATACCAAACAGAATGCCGCGATTCTCGCTCTTTTTGGCGTAATCGCTAAAGAAACCTACGGCCTGGACCGCGAAGCCCTCCATGCCACCGAATTCGTGCCTATGCAGACTGGCGTCGCCCCGTTTGCAGGCTCGTTCAGCTACAAGGTCATTTCCGATGTCGGCATGGCAAAGTTCGTTGCCGACTACGCCGACGACCTTCCGCCCGTGGGCCGTTTCCTCAAGATTGAAAGCGCCGGCATCCGCACGCTCGCAATCTCCTACGCCTACTCCAATGTCGAACTGGAACAGTACCTCACCGCAGGTATTGACGTGTCCCGCGACGATGCCGTCTCCGCACGCCACTACATCGACAAGAAGGTTGACGAAGTTATCCTTATCGGCGATGCCGACCAGGGTATCTCCGGCCTGTTCAACAACGAGAACGTGACCGTGGTCGCCTCTCCGAACAACGCCGCAGGCACTTCCACCAAGATCAAGAACAAGGACCTGTCCGAAATCGTGAAGACGGTGCAGGCCATGGTCGACGGTGCCTATAATTTGAACAAGGGCACTATCACCCTTGACAGCATCATCTGGGACCACGAAGCATACGCTTACCTGTCCACGACTCCGGTCAGCGCACAGAACTCGACTTCCATTCTCAACTACCTCAAGGAAATCTTCCGTGAACAGGGTATCGTGAACTGGAACGAAAGCCGTAAGCTCGACGAAATCGGTGGCGGTCGTGCAGTCCTCTACAAGAAGGCTCCGACCATCGTGTCCTACATCTTGCCGATTCCGTTCAAGCAGGAAGAAGCACAGCCTCACGCCCTTCATTACAAGGTGCCGTGCTACGCCCGTGTTGGCGGCACGATCATCAAGAACATCAAGGGCATCGTGTACTGCGATGGTGTGTAACCAATAGAAACTCGTTTCTCCAGGGACGAGCGCGGGGGAGACCCCGCGTAGTCCCCGGGAAACCCGTTTTTTGATTCAAAAACAACGTTGACTGGAGAAAGACGATGAAAAAGATTTACAACAACAGGACCAAGCGTGTCATGGTATTCGGCAAGACAATGCTTTTGCCGGGAACCAACGTAGCCGACGAAATCAGCGAGAAGGATTACCCTCTCGTAAAGAAGGTCATTGACGAAGGTGACCTCGCAATCGTGGAAGACACCGCAAGCGCCGTCAAGAACGCCAATACGCAGAGTATGGTGGACGAAATTATCGACTTGTCCAAGGGTGACAAGAAGACCAAGGAAGCTGGCGAGAAGCGCAAGCAACAGCTTGACAAGATCGACGCCGAAGCAGCCGAACTGAAAAAGAAGCAGGAAGAAGAAAAGGACTAGCGAGCCATGCCGATTTCTGCCGCCGAGAGACAAGAGCTTATAGGATACCTTCCCGTGGACATGCGAACCAGCCCGATGCTGGACGCATGGATTCGCGGTGCGGAGTTCCGTGTTTCTCGTTCCTACTTCGGGAATGCGTACATATACGCCATTTCCCGAGTAGTGGCGCACAAGGCATCACTTGAGGCCATGGCTAGCGAAGGCGTGGCTGGTCCTGTAACGTCCAAGCGAGAGGGCGACATTGCCGTCAACTACGGCAGCGGCGGTGACACTTCCAACGGGGATTGGGGAATGACGGTCTACGGCCGTGAATACCTCGAACTGCTGGCGCAGTACAAGCCGAACCCCGGCATAACGCACGGAATCTGTATCGGTGGAGGACTTGACGGTGGCGACCGTATTCAATCGCTCTTTTGAGTTCATCCGCATCGGCCAGACAACGCACGACGACGAGGGGACCCCGATACCGGGAACCATCGAGACAAGGGTAGTCCGTGGTACGATACAGCCGCTTAACGGCAAGGACACGATACCTGCCGACATAGCCTCTCGCAACACGGGTTCCGTGAAGGTGTATTCAAGCGAGCGTCTTGACTTTAGGGCCGTAGACGGGAGCGGGCGCGGATTCGTCAGATGTGGCGGTTTCATGTATGAACTCATGGACGAGTTGCCGTATATGAACATGGGCGACATATCGCATTGGAAGTACATAGCCTGCCTCGTTCCACCCCATATGGAACCTGCCGAACTTTTTGTAACCGAAGATGACCCCGGATTCTAGAGATGACTATTGACGATATAAAGAAAAGCATTTGCAAGTGGATCACGAACGACGGCGAGTACGCCGTCCAGATTCCCGACAATGCTGCTGCACGCCACGGAAAGTATTTCGCCGTAGGCGTGATTCATGTATCGCAATACGGCTCTCTGACACAACCGCCTCCGAAAGCGCCGAACGAAGACCATTACAGGGTGGCGCAGTACGTGGCAACCGTCACGGTACACGAAGTTGCCGGAAATGGCGACAAGTTACGGAAGTTCCGTAACGATTTCATTTCTCCCGAGTTCTGCGATTTTGTCAAGGCTAGGTTCAACAAGGCTGACGGCCTTGACCGTTCTTTCAGCGTATGGGACATGAACGACATTGCCGACGAGACGATCAACGACGGCGATTTCTTCATCGAGCAGTATGTATTGAGTTTCCGTGTTCAGTTCAACGACTTCGTGGGCTACAACCGCGGACCGATTGAATCCGTGAGCGGAAAGATTGGAACAGAAGATTTTGAAGTAGCAAGGAGCTGATATGGCCAATAAACTCAACCAAATCGTGCGTGTGAACACCGTCAAGGCGACTAGCAGTGTCCTCACCACATCCGTAAACACCGTGGCTATTGTGGTCACGGGTGCCGCCAAGGCCGCTAAGGAATACAGCGACCTTGATTCCGTTTTTGCCGATTTTGCGAAGACCACCGTCGCCTACAAGATGGCGCAGACGTTCTTCTCTCAATCCACGCATCCCGAAAAGCTAGTAATCATTACCGCAGTCAGCGGTAGTGCTGCCGACATCATCGACGCCGTGGAATCGGCATCGTCCCTCGACTTCTACCACATCGTTTACCAGTACACGCTTGTCGGTGCAAATGCTTCCGACAAGGCTTCTGCCGCAATAGCATTCGTGAAGGCTCTCGATGTAAAGGCAAACGAAGTGTTCAAGATGTTCCGTCTTGAAATCGACATTTCTTCTGCCGAGAACAAGGAAGCCGCCTCTCTCATGTACAAGCAGGCTGGCGGTCTTACCGAAAGCGGTACCGAACGAGTGGACGTATGGGCTCACGACATGGTGGAAACCGCAATCAAGCGTGTCGTCGAGATTACGCCTGTTGTAACTACCGCAGAAGGATCCAAGAAAGTTACCGTCACTATCGGTTCCTCCGACTACGAAGCCGATACGACTACTGGTTCCACCGACAAGAGCGTGGTGGATGACATTGTTACAGAAATCAATGCCGCCGCAGGCTGTCCGTTCAAGGCTGCCAACAGCGACAATAAGCTCGTGCTTACCGCCAAGGTAGGCGGTCTTGCCGCAAACGACGTTACCGTTTCCGTGGCCTCTACCGACTCGGGTGTCACGGCTACCAAGACTGGAGATGTCGCTGGCGAACTCTCCAACGAACACCTCGGTGTAGCCATTACTGCACAGCGTTGCGGTGTTGACCCTGCCCGCGGTACTTGGGCACACAAGAAGGCCCTTGTCGGTATCACTCCCGATAACCTCACGGCAAGCGAAGTTGCCGCCGCAAAGGATGCCGGCTACAACATCTACACTACAATCGCAGGCGAAGCCCGCACGTTCATGGGTACGACCTGTGGGCCGACTTCGTTTATTGACACTATTGTCAAGTGCGACTGGATCAAGTTCAACACGGAATCCGAAATCTACCGTCTGCTCGGTGACGCCAATGTGGGCTACGGCCTTACCTATGACGACACGGGTATCCAGGCTATCGGTGCCGTGATTTCCAAGATCTTGACTACCGCCGCAGACGCGACACACCAGTACATCATGGAAGGCTACACGGTAAACGTTCCGACCTATGCCTCTATCGCACAGGCGCAGAAAGACAGACGCAACGTGCCGAACATTGTCGGCAACTACAGCGTCATGGACTACGTGCATACCGTGCTGAACGTAACCCTCAACATTGTCTATCCCGCAGCCGAATAAGGAGGTTGAATTATGGCAAGACACAGTGGTACATGGAATCACCTTGACTGGAACTTCCAAATCAACGGAGTCCCGCTGACCGATTTTAACGGCGACGTAACTTTCGCTGCCATGGAAGACGATTGGGAATTTACGCAGGGACAGAACTATTCTACCGAACGTTCCCTGCACGAGAACCGTTCCTTTGACATCACTTTCCCGATGATGGCTACTTCTCCGCAGCTCGACCTCGTTGAAGCCCTGGCTGTTGCTGACAAGAAGATCGGCGCAGGTCCGTATCCGTTCTCCGCAGTACACCTCATTACTGGTGCTGCCGGAATCGAAGGGTACAAGCTCGTCGGTCAGGCAACCATCACGCAGATTGACCCGCCGACTGTCGGCAAGGTCGGTGCTGCAAGGAACATCAAGCTTCACGTCGATGCCGAATTGATGTGGAGAGGTGCTTAACGACAACAACCACAAAGCTCCCTGGAGGGACAACAAATGTCAGTAAAAGATCCTGTTAAGTACACCGTTGACGGGCGTAGCTACACTACGATTCCGTTGACAGGCCGTGACAGCATAAGGCTGGACAAGGTGGTGACGCCCATCGTGTTCAGCCTCGGTACCGTTTCCAAGAAACTCACGCAGGGCGACATCGCCTTGCTTCTTTGCGAAAAGCTCGGAAATCTTTCCGAGGAAAAGTTCGAGGAAATACGCCGGCTCACGTTCCGTGGGACGATGTTTGACGGTAGTGACAACGAAAAGTCCATTTCGCTTGAGGGTGACGAGTGCTACAACCATTTTGAAGGCCGTCTGATTGACATGTACAATGTCATGGTGGCGGCATGGGAGGCGCACAAGCTCACCCCTTTCAGGATGCTTGCTGGGTCCTCGACCGAGGGAACAGCATAGTCCGTAAGATGCTGACCTCGCGGCAGAATGACTTCAATGACCTTGGCCTCATAGGCCATTTGTCACAAGCCGTGGAGGACGAGTACATCTTTTGGAACCTCGTAGTGAACTTGCGGCTTTCTCCGTCCGAGCTGGACACGTGGACACTTGACGAGATGCGAAAGGCAACGGCCCTGCTTGACATGAGACAGGACTACAAGTCCGCTTGGAACGCTTTCTATGACGTGGGAGAGAAGAAGTAATGGCAGGTGAGAATTTCGTACTAGACTTCAAGTTCGGTGGCAACGCCGAATTTCTCGCACGTCTTGAATCGTTGATGCGCCGTGTAGACCGTATGTTCGAGTCTACCGCAGAAGACATCAAGGACACAACGCAAGCCACGAACGAACTGAACAAGGCCGCACAGAAAGCGGAGCCTTCCCTCAACAAGATGTCGGGAGGGCTTACTCGTCTTGCAGGTGCATTGAAGTCCGTAGCCGCATCGTATATCGGATTGCAGGGTATCAGCAAGATATGGAGTTTCGGCAACGAGTCCATAGACCTATTCAATCAGCAATTAAGGCAAGAAAGGCAACTGCAGACCGTGCTCAAGAACAAGGGCATGGGAGAATCTGAATTTAACGTGGTCAAGCAACACGCCGCCAATATCCAAGGACGCACACTGTATGGCGACGAGGCCATGATTGCCGGCGCTGGAGAACTTGCTACATATGTGAAAAGCACGTCTTCCATGACGAAGATGATGGACCTGCTTGCAGATTATGCTGCAGGTATGACTGGTGGCGGTGAAGTGTCTCCACAGCAGATGGTGGACCTTGCAACTGGTCTTGGTAAGGCCTTTGACGGATCGTATGAAGCGTTCCGTAAAAAGGGCTTCGA